ATAATAAATATGTATTAATAACTAGTGAATATAGTGATAAAACTAATGATCCACTTTACTTTACAACATCAGACCAAGCGAAATCTATTTCAGCAAATGGAAGATTAGGAGATATTTTAGGGTTTCCAGCTGTCGCAGACCAAACAACATATGCTACGATAGCAGATAGCGGAGCAGATATTACATTTACATCGGTTCGTTTACCTGATTCTGCTCCACAGGAATCTATGTTTGTTCGGCTAAAAAATATGGCTATTAATTCATACAATGCTAATAAGCAGAGTATATCTAATATTATTTATGCTTGTCCCAAGTTCGATTCCCAGGGTAATACTGGGGGAAAGCTCTTTTACGAGCCTTCAGAGCGTGTATACGTGAAACTCAACAATACAGAAAAAATTACAGTTAATTCATTATATCTTGATATAGTCAATGTTAATGAAAAAGTTTTAGAGGAATTAGTAGGAAATACAATAATAGTTCTCCATTTCAGAGAAGCGAAATAATTATTCAGCAATATATGCTATTTTTTGAATCTGTTGTGAGTGTCCTCTGCTCTTAGCATAATTAGCAAGGATTTCATCATACTTCACAGCGTTAACTAAATCATCGTTTTTTAGTGCGTCATTATAATTGAGACCTGCTTCTTGAATTACAATTTTATAGAGAAGAGTTGAACCAATACTTTTACCTATTAATTTCTTTGAACACCGAGTCATCACAGAACATAGATTCTGATTATCCCATGGATTGCCTGTTTTAGTAAGATAGAATAGATGGTCTCTTCCTTCACTATCTCTTGTCTTTTTTAGTGATCTTAGCATTTTAATAAGAGGTTTATCTTTGATTTCATTTAATTTAAGACCATACTTATCACTTGTTTTATAGTTTGTGATAGATACATATACCTTCTGACTCCCAATGACAATATAGTTGAACTCTGGTTGTTTTAGTTTCTTATAATCTCTGAGTGTTGTAAATCTCAGAGTAGCATATTCATTACGACTAGGGTGTAAAAGATAAAGTCTCATAAGAATCTTTAGATATTGTAACTCTTCTAGACACCATTGGTCGAGGTGAGATTTCAATGGCTTTGCTTCACATAATTTTATTTCTTCATCAATCTTCTCTGTATATTTTATTAGATCTTCGTATGATATGATATTTGTGCTCTGAGTCTTTGTGAGCCCATTTCCCTTCTGATACGATTTAATTACTTTATCATCAATGACCTTCTTTACTACATTATATTCTTCTGCTAGGATATGTTCTCCAATTATGATCAGATATTCAATAATGGGATTTAGATTTCCTATCTGAGTAGAAGGAGACGGGATACATTCCTTACCTTCACAGTTCTTGCGACCATTCGGCATCTGTGTGAGGAAATAAATTACATCTTCACTGTTCTTTAGGAAAGTCCAATCATCATATTGTTCTTCTTTATACTTTCCGAACCTTTTTGCTAGTCCTGATAATCTGGTGGCGTATGCTTTATTAGTTGTATCACGTCTTGATTGTTTCTGTGAGAATATTTGAATGAGGTTTTGTTTATCCATTTATATATACTAGTTTTTTATTTTTGTAAACACAACGAAATCAAATTTTAAATTTGAAGTTTACAAAATTAAAAATCAAAAAAAAAATAATGAGCAAGACTAATTCCACTTATGAAAATGATATCAAGAAAAAAGGATATAATACTTGTATGACTAGAGATGTAATGGAGAAGCATACGGTCACCAAGTTAATGATAAATAAGTGGAAGTGTGTGTGTTGTAATATCTTCTATGATAATGAATACAACATGAAATGTCATATCCACAGAAATTGTCATCTTGAAAAACTGGAAACACATATGACGATTAAAAATCTGGAGAAAGCATTGAATAAGGAACGAAACAAGAGAAAACAGCTAGAAGATAAAAATGCTGAACTACAAAGACAACTATTTGAATATAACGGAACAACGAGAGTTAAATCGTTCTTGGAAGAATGTAGTCCAACTGATACTGTTATCATTGAAGAACACGAAGAGAAAGAAATGCCTGATGGAAGGACAATTACAAGGATCATTAGTTATGAAGCGGCTCATTCAAGTTTTGATGAGATATATGATAGTTTCTGTAAATGGTCTTCTAATCTTTATCTCATACATGATGAATGTAAAGAGGAAATCAAGAAATATCTTATTGATTATCAAAGTGAGACATACGGTATTAATATAGGAGAGTATGAGTGGGAGAACAAGAAGAATGGAACATATGATAGTCCTCGATTTGATTTTAAATTTGAAAGTTTACAAAAATAAAACTAAAACAAAAACAAGAGAAATAAAATGCCGACAATCTATACTCGTGATGATGATGAAGAAGTGATAACAGTTTATAAGAATGTAAAAGAGTTGGAGATGTATGATTTGCTCATAGAAACGAAAACATACAAAGAGTGGTTGAAAGAGCAGGAAGTTTATCGTGATGATTATGATTCCTCTCTATCAATGGGGGAATGGTGGGATGATATGGGAATGTCTGAGACTTGGGAAGAAAGAAAGCAACAAGAAAAACAACTCGCATTATGTGAGGAGAAGCTTATGTGTTTTATGCCTCAGTATGGAGGATGGTGTCTTACTCCAGAAAACAGAGAGAAGATTTTCAATTACAAGGTTGAATAAATCACCATAAGTAATTTAACGCCCAGTATGCCGATGTATTCTTATCCTTATAAGCAAATGAACCATCTTTTTTTTTGATTCCTTTCATTCTTGCTCTAAAACTTTTTCTTTGTGCTGGAGTGGCTGTGCCTGATCTCCAGTCGTCCATTCCCTTTGCTCCAAAATGAATAAGTCTTTTTCCACCAGACGGACTCTTGACATATACAGAGTATTTCTTACCTGCTTTCTTGCTCTTGAATGGTTTATACAGAGGTTTTGTATCTTTTGTCATACTTTGTAATGAGTTCCTATATAAAATTAAATATCTTTTTTTTATAATATGGGATACATTCTTTCATGCTCTACAACACCAACTCGTATTGATTATTTAGTTAAATTGATTCCTATGATGAATCTAAGATACAAGTATTTTGTAATTAACATCTGTCAAACATATAAACGCTTTGGCGACTTTAAAATCCCAAAATCGCTACTACTACTCTGTAAAAAGAATAAACGTATTGTATTTCAGTTTGTAAATGATTCGGGACCTCTTACGAAGTATATAGGAGGATTTAAGTTCCTAAAAAAGAAGAAATTAGAAAATGATAAATTGATAATTGTGGATGATGATATATTTTATGATAATAATTTATTTTATGGATTGATGGAACATAAAACAAAAGATAATATTACGACAGGTTCAGGATTTAATTATGATGAGAATAGAAATTATGTAGCGTTAAATGGTAATGTAGAAACAGTAGAAGGATATGGTGGGATATGTTTTGATTATAATGATTATAGTGATTTTATAGATTATTACTCAGGGTATTATAAATGTATCAATGATTTTAAAAGTGAAAACGATATAGAAAGATATCTTTCTGCTTCATTTTTAGGTGATGATTTTATAATCTCAAATGTGTATGAAAATAAGTATGCTATGAAAGATGGTAGAAAGTATATTAATACTCTGGGATATGGTTTGAAAGAGGATGCTCTACAAAATAATAATTTATTTGGTTCTAATATGTTATCATATCTATATCTATATGAGAATATTGAAATATTAAATACATTCAAAAATAAATATAATGTAAATAAAGAAATAATGTCTAAATCAATGTTATTCTGTAGTTTATCAGACCGTCCTGAGTTATCTGGTCCTATGTTTGATAAATTAAAAGAATATTGCTGTTATCATAATTATAAATGTGTTCTCGAAGATAAGGTATTGGATACTATACGTGCTCCAGCATGGAGCAAGATATTATTATTACAAAGAGAGATGAAAAGTAATCCTGATATTCCTTTGATTGTGTGGATTGACGATGATATAATTATAACTAATAAAGAGAAACGATTTGAAGAATTAATAAAGGAATATCCATTTGATAATCTATTAATAAGTGAAGAGCCATATCCCCCATTTAATACTGGTATATTAGTCGTTAAAAATAATCAAGAGTCTTATGATTACTTAACTCATATATGGGATCTATGTGAAAAATATCCTATCTGGAAGAAAAGTCCAAATTGGGAGCAAGAAGTATTTTTTAGAGATTATGAAACGAATAAGAAAAATATAAGAACAATACCTTATAAAATAATTCAGTCATTTTATAGAACAACTGATAAAGATTGGATGGAAGGTGATTTCTCAGCACACATTACAGGGATGCCTCTTGAAACACGTATAGAAATGAGAGATGAGGTCATAAAGAGAATAAAAAATATATAATATAATATATATGATACATCCAAGCCACTCACGTAAAGATTTAATTGAAGTTTGTGAAGTATTTAATATAGAGATAGAAGATTTGTATGATTTACAAAAGATATCTTTGGTATCTCTTTTAGAATCTGAAATAGAACGTATAGAATATATAGAACCAGAATATGAATACTATTTTGTAGAAGATATAGAAGGTCTAAAAAGATATCTTATAGAACCCAATCAATCAAAGAATATTACGATAGCAACTAAAGAAAAAGTAATCAAAGATAGCCGTAGAATTATAGCCTATTGTCAATCAGCATTCGATATCTTTCCACATTTTCAATCAAAAGAAGAAGTCTATGAATCTGCTAAGATAGTCGCAGAACACTGTGATATTTCTACATGTAGACGAGCAATAAAATTAATCAATGAAGATCGGTCTATGCCAAATAAAATACAACCTGTTATCTCAAATAGAGTGAGAAAACAAATAGAAAGAAAAGAATTAGTAAAGAAAACAACAAAGGGACAGTTTAGAACTCACAAAGGAACATTTACGATATCATTTCAATAAATATTTTATTAAAAATCTCCATAATAGATTGGTTCACCAGCCTCATTCATTTCACCGATAACTGTATAGTTTTCTTTGTCTAATAAGACCCATCTACCTAATGTATCATCCCAATGGACTATTTCATCATCTTCACCCTCATAGGCGTCATCAATATCAGATAACATCATATCAGGACCTGGAACACCATATTCCCATCCTTCATCTATTGTATCCATAGCAGGCTCAGGCTCAGGTTCAAAGGCTTGAATATCCCCACCTGTGGAACTCTCATCCGCCTCTGGATAAGCATCA